TCGTCGCCAAAATCCATGTCTTCACCTTCGTCACCGAAGTCCATGTCTTCACCTTCGTCGCCCATAGCAGCTTGAAGAATGTCGCAAAGTTGACGAGCAACATCGCGATTCAGGGTAACAGTGATTTCATCACCTTCTTCACCACCAAATTCATCGTCGCCAAACTCATCATCAGTTGGAGCATCGCCAAGACCCAACGCATCGACATCTTGAGCATCTTCTTGACCGAAGTCACCGCCCATCACAGATTCGAACAACTTATCAAATGTAGATTTTTTCATCATAAAAGTATTTAGTCTATTCTTTGCAATTTTTTTAGATTCTTTGATAAAATCTTCTTCGGATTCTTCTCTCTGAAGATCTTTTTGCAAATTTTTAATAGTATTGCGAATTTTGGATTTTTTCTCATCAGAAATCGATGGATCTTCTAATTCTTTTTCCAATTCGGTGATTCTATCGTATCGTCTAGTATAACGCTTACTATATTTCTCCTCATTATCCTCCTCATCACATCCACAATAATCATCGTTTAATGCTTTGTGGAAACCATCAGCAGATTCTGGTCCACCTTTGGTTAAAGAATTTTTATCCGTAAATGCATTGTTAGGCATTTTGGGATTCTTTTTCGACTTATTGATATTTTCTTGAGCGCTTTCTTTAACAACTTTAACGTTTCGTAAAATATCACCGTATATATCACCTAAACTTGGATTCTTTTTCATAAATTATGCTGTATATGGTTGATCGCTAATAACAATATTACCACTCAAAACACTAAAAGCGTTGGTTGGTGTTTTAAGGTCAACATCTACATTAGCAGCTGTTGCTAATTGTTGAACAAAAGTTGTGAGAGCACCATGAAATTCAAATACTTTAACAGCGTCTTCGCCCAAAGCATCAACAATTTCTTGAGGAGTCAAATTCGAATCGTGCCAAAGCATGTCAATTCCCCTGCGCTGAACATTCACCAATTGATTATATGTTTCCCGTGTAGTTTCGAGAATATGGTTGACTGTCATCAGTAATCGCATGTTTTTAAGAGCGTCTTGTTGCTCTTGTGTCATCTGCGGGACTGGTTGTAATTTATTATCTGTTAATATAGCCATAATACTATTTATCTTCCATTAAAGATTTTATCACTGAAAAGATTTCATCCATATTATACATATCCATATAATCAATTACTGGGCATTCAGAAGGAATACCACCAATTTCGAAATCGAATAAATATGATTTACGATGACCATTACTATAATCAACAGGACTAAGAATATTATGGTGTAATTCGTCATATCCGAACTGAATAGGAGATGTGACATTCCAAATAACCGTGGACGGCTTATTCAAAGCATAAGCAATGTGTTGAATCGATGAATCGATCAATAATCTTTCACTCGAAATCGCTACCAACGAAGAAAGTGTTGCAAAACTCAATCTTTCGTCAATTCTTTGACAATTATTCAAAACAGGATGGTAAGGATTGCAAATATGAACGACTTGGTATTTGTCAGCCAACATATTAACAATGGATTGCGCAACTACAGGGTGAATATCCCTTGCCCAACAATAAGGCAAGTTGCTATTATTACCTCCGAATGGTTGAAAGATCAAAATGGGTTTATCTGTTGAAATTTGTCGTAATAGAATTTCCTTTTCTCTGAAATTCACATCGATAGACGGTTGTTTATAATACTCAACCCCCACCAATTCACACCAAGTTTCGATCAATTTCTTCTGTTTGAGAATATGAGATGCTTGTTTGTAAGGTTCTTGGGCGAAAATTTTAACATCTTTATTGTTGATGTAATTTTTATAAAAATATTGCAGATTGTTTATGTCTAAAGACTCCTTGACATTTGGGTTTAAGTCAAATACCTCTGGATATGCGCTACAAACGATGATCTCTTCATCTTTATTGGCATATTTATAAGAATTAATGACTCCAGAGGCAACTACATGCTTGCCCAATCCACCTGTTACATGAAATATTGTTTGCATATCGAATATATATACTTGTAATTTTAAAAATCAAGGTTAAAATATACATATGGAAAAAGAAATTTACTTTATTAATGGTATGCCACGCTCTGGTTCTACTTTATTTTGCAATATTTTAGCACAGAACCCCGATTTTCATGTGACACCTACTAGTGGATTGTCGGAATTGGTAGTCGGCATTCATCAATTTTGGAAAACCAACCCAATCATCAAAGCATCTGAGCCATCCAAGAAACAATTAAAAATTATCAAAGATTTATTTCAATCTTATCACGCCGAAACTGACAGACCAATCGTTTTCAACAAATCCCGTAATTGGGCTGCTAACATTGAACTAGTCGAATTAGCTTTAGAGAAAGAAGTTAAAATTCTCACAACGATTCGACCAATCAATCAAATTGTTTCGTCGATGGAAAAGCTATATCGCAAAGAAATCAAAAATATCGATAGCCCTATGATGAGAGGAGATGGTATGAACACCATTGAAGATAGGGTAAACAATTGGATGGCTGCTAATGGATTGATAGGTGGCACATATAATAGTATCCAAGATGCATTTTTCCGTGGGCATCGCCATAAATTTCATTTCATCGACTATACCGAATTAACAAAAGCCCCTAAAATTGTGATGAATCGTGTCTATGATTTCTTAGGAAAGCCAAAATATGAACACGACTTCAACAATGTTATGCAATATACCATTGAAAATGATGCAGAGCACGGTTTCACCGATCTACATACTATTAGATCTGTGGTGAAACCGCAATCAGACGATAGTCGTGAAGTATTAGGTCCAATTTATAATCGTTTCGCAGAGATCAATTATAAATTTTAAGGTGCAAGAAGTGGTATTCTAAAGCAAACACCATTCACAATTGTTATCAAACTACTAAGTGAAGATGATAGTGTTCCTCCTGGTAATACTACCAGAGGAGCACTTATACTTCCAAGAGCTAATTGATTCGTAGTAGTGCAAGCGCCGAAACCAATCGATATACCACAATTTCCTGTTCTAGAGGAAACACCTATAGCAACACCACATGCGGCATTGGCAGCGATGTTGGCACAATCACCAACGAATACGGAACTGGTGCTGGAACAAGATCCACAACCAGCATTATTACCTATGAAGATTGATCTGCATGCATTGGTAGCAGAACATCCAGCACCATTACCGATAAAATTTGAATCAAATGCATTCGAAGCATTGGCTCCAGCACATCTACCGAAAAAGTTGGAACAAAATGCATTAATAGCGCCGTTACCAGCATTAACTCCGATGAAATTTGAATATCTAGCATTCGTCGCGTTGAATCCCGTATTTCTACCGATGAAATTGGAATTACATGCATTGGTGGCACTATTACCCGCAGTTTGACCTATGAAGTTAGAACTACATGCATTTATGGCGCTAGATCCAGCCAAAGAACCCAAAAAATTGGATTGGAAAGCAGTTGTGGCACCGAATCCAGCACATCTACCTAGAAAATTTGAATAGCATGCAGCAGCTGCACCTCGTCCAGCATTGAATCCTATAAAGTTTGAATTATTAGCACCTGATGCCATACAACCAGCAAACACTCCAAAGAAATTGGAATTATTAGCAGATGCTGCTGTTAGACCCGCACTGGTACCTATAAAATTAGAATTGTTAGCACCCGAAGCACCATTACCAGCACTTTCACCTATGAAATTAGAACTATTAGCACTGACAGCGAGATTACCAGCACTATTACCTAAAAAGTTGGAATTGGCAGCACCCGTGGCACTAATTCCAGCACTATTACCTAAAAAGTTGGAATTACAAGCATTTGTAGCACCTCGTCCAGCATATCTACCGATAAAGTTGGAACAGGAAGCATTGGTAGCAACACATCCACTTCTATAACCCAAGAAATTGGAGAACCTAGCATTAGTAGATGATAATCCAGCCGAATTACCTAAGAAATTTGAATAACAAGCTGCCGTCGAGCCGTCCCCCGCTCTTCTACCGATAAAATTGGAATTATTAGCATTGGTAGCACTTTGTCCAGCGAGATAACCTATAAAATTGGAATAATTAGCATTTGTCGCAAGTGTTCCAGCGTTATTACCCACGAAATTTGAATACTTTGCGTTCGCAGCGGATCGTCCAGCATTATAACCAATAAAATTTGAATAAAATGCAGCGGTAGCGCAACATCCAGCATTTTGACCTATGAAGTTGGAGCGAAAAGCATCTATACCACACCATCCAGCATTCATACCAATGAAAGTTGAACATCTAGCATTTGTGGCGTTTATACCGCTCGAACATCCTATAAAATTAGAAAAACAAGCATTTGTAGCACCTCTACCAGCATTTTGACCAATAAACACAGAATCGGTAACATTTGTAGCATGGCATCCCGCATTCGTGCCAATGAATGTAGTGTTTGTTGGGTTTGTCGTGACATTACCAGCGTCCAAGCCAATAGAAATATTTCCAGTTGCGAATGTTTGCATCGGAACAGCGCTCAAATTAATTTTGCCTGTGGTAAACGTTTGATCAGCGGTAAAAAAGTTATTAGAATTTTTAACCGCAAAATTAGCAGAATTTGCAACAAAGGTAGTAGAAGCATTTTGCCATCCACTTGATAAGTTTCTCACAGCAGAACTAAGATTTTCATCATCTATATAATCTTTAACAACATCTAAAGTGGCGTTATAAGTAACACCGTTTTGGTTAAGAATAATAACCTCCCCACCTGATAAAGGAGTTGTGGCTGGATCGTATTGAGAAATCTTTGGCATGTAATTATTTAATGCTGATCTAAATAATTATATGAGTATAAAAATATCATCACTTAAAAATAATAACATTAAACAACAATCGTTGGATAATGGTTATTTATATAAAGATATAAATTTTGATTTAACTCCCAAATTTTCAATCAATAATCAATTAAACCGAAAAGAAAATCTCAAAGATGTTCAAGCTTTATTCGATGTCGAGGCGATTAAGAACAGTGTAGTTAATAGTTTTTTAACTGCTCCAGGACAAAAGATATTAAATCCAACTTTCGGAGTGGATCTTAGAAGATTTTTATTTGAACCTATCAACAAATACACCGCTGATGTGATGAGAGATGATATTATACGCAAATTACCTCTCAATGAGCCAAGAATTCAAATTACTGGTGTCGATATTATACCAAAACCAGACAATAACGAATACGAAATCTATTTACAGATAAATATCCCATCACTAAAAGTTGAAGGTTTGCTAATCAAATCGAAATTAGACACAATTGGGTATTCAACACTCTAAATAATTACAATGAAAGAATCTCTGGAATATAATCTGCCTAAAAACGCTTACGCCAATTTTGATGCGCTATCTTTAAAAGATTTCATCATCCAAAGATTGAACGAAAATGCTAAATTTACTGATCAAAATTACGAAGGTAGTAATTTAGCCGCTTTTATAGATATTATTGCATATAGTTATCATGTTTTACTGTTCTACTTGAATCAGACGGCATCGGAAAGTATATTTTCACAGGCAACTTTATATGAAAATATAAACAAAATTGTGAATTTGATTGGTTATAAGCCAACTGGAAAACAAACATCGCTCGTGCCTGTCTCTTGTAAAGCTAATGCATCGCTATCGATTGGTAATTACACTCTGAGAAAATATAGTTATGTTTTGATTGATAAAATTCAATATACTATATTGGACGATTTCACGTTTGAAAAGACATTATCGGGCGAAGAAGACATTGAGAGTATCAAAAACAACTTGATAATGTATCAAGGGACTATTGGAGAGTATCCTTCTTATATTGCAAGTGGCGTTGAATTTGAAACGCTTCCAATCGTCGTAGAAAATAGAATCGATACTAATGATACACGATTTATTGCAAATGGCACTGTAAGTGTTTATGTGAAAGAACAAAGCGATGGGAAATGGTATCAATATAAAGAAATAGACAACATTTTCTTAGCTAAAGATAGCGACAGATATTATAGTGTGAGACTGAATGACAGTGGTTTTTACGAAGTTAAATTTGGAAACGGTGTTTTCGGTAGAAAATTGACAACTGATGACGAAGTTGCCATTTATTATATCTTGAGTGACAACGCTAGAGGATCGATTAGCAAAGGAACGATTAATGGTAATAAACTATTCAATTACAATACGTCTAGATTCAATCAAATTTATAATGACACCAGCACAATCGAGCCTACAAGTATTATAAATCTGTCCAATAATACATTCTTGTATTTTACGAATACTGACAATTCGACAGCGATTTCAAATGCAGAGAGCGTGGAGCAAATAAGACAGAATGTTCCAAAATATTTAAATTCTCAATTAAAATTGGTAACAGAGCAAGATTATGACGATGCGTTTTTGAATAAAGAATTCTCAAATATCATCACGTCTGTAAAAACAGTAAGCAATAAAACATATGTAAATGAATATATCGATTATTTTTATAAAATATGCGTAGATCCCAACAAATCTAATAGAGTTATCATAAACCAAGTAAATTTTGCAGATTCTTGTGATTTCAATAATGTCAACGTGTTTTGCGTTCCTAAGTTTGATATGACAATCGATGGTGCTTACCCCCCTTTCCTATCTAATAGCTTGAAAAATTTAATCGTAGAGAAATCTTCCGATAAAAAATTAATCAGTCATGAAGTAATTCCAAGAGATCCCGTTTATATGGCTTTTGATATTGGATTCACTGGTGGTATACCCACAAAAAATATCGCCAATACAAGTTATTTGCAAGTTGTGAGGACGAATAATTTCAGAATAAATCCCGAAAGTCTTAAAAAGAAAATTGGCGACCTCATTTTGAAATTCTTCAGCAGTTCAAATAACAAATTGGGGCAAAAATTGGATATAGCACAATTAACAGCAGATATTTTGAATATAGAGGGAGTATCTGTTATAAGAACCGTGAATAAAAATCAAATTTTCAACGGTGTTTCCTTTATAACATGGAATCCTGTGTATGAAAACTCGGATGAATCGTTGATAAATCAAACGACGACACTTGAGTTCTTCAAATTTCCATATTTTTATAACCCACAATCAATATACAAGAAAATAAAGATTTCAGATGAGTAATTTAGCAGACTTGGAATATAATATTCATTAAGCACATATGCTTTGAAGGAGACCCCCCTAACTTTCATACCGAATGTTGGTGATAATTACTTTTATCTAAAAGCTTTGTGGGATTTTGGCGACAATACATACTCATCAGCACTTACAGCAAAAAAATATTACGAAAAACCTGGTAAATATAACACAAGTTTGACTATTTTTGATTGTTTTTCCAATGCTATTCTATCAAGAACATCTAAAACAATCAATATTGCAAATTTTCTACCTTATACTTTCAACGTAGAATTTGATGATCCAGCATACGATGATCAAATCGTATGGAAAAATGGTAAAATAGAAGGCCCGATAACTCTCAAAGGTTACTATCCTGTAAATACCGAAAAAGGTGACATCTATTATAGAGTGCATAATAGTAACAGTGGTTATTACTTCCAAGATACTCCCGATAAGTTTAGACATTTGAAAAATAATTACTCATTTTTCGAGAAAAAATATAATTATGCTAAAAAATCAAATGAATATGTGGAAATCGACAAGATATCTCTAAGCGAGACCCCATTATATGCAAAAATTTCTAACAATCAAATTGTTTTCGCCAATAAAAATGATGATGGGGCATTTTATGTTGGTCTCTCTGGGGAAAACAGCGTATATTTTAAAAATGATACGATTGATGAGTTACAAATCGAATTTTTCATAGACAAAAGAACAAACGAAATTTATAATAACAATCTATCAATCGAATTATCAGCATCGATAATCGAAAATAC